TCTAATGAAAGTCCCATCTTTTGCAAAGATTTTGTCGCCGGGATTATTACTGGTGTATTCATAGAACCAGTAACCTCCCGCAAATGTCTCTTTCCAAATCTTTGTTCTACGGAATTTCTTGAAGTCTGCAATCCATTGTTCTCGATCTGCCTGTTGGGCAAATGGACTATCTCCTGGTACTCCAGTGATGTTTGGTCTCGTCAGTGTGATGAACCAAATGTCCATTCCACGATCGTGAATCTTTTTCATGGCTCTATGAGCTCTCTTGAATCTGGCGTACTTCTTGTTGCAGTCTTTGCAACGATCAGTATAGGTGGTCTCCCAACTGACCCACCGCCAGAGTATTTGTGACCTTAGGCTGGTTTCCTCACCGGTGAACCAGTTCTTTCTGAACCCTCTTCTGGGTTGAGGGCATTCTTGGCAGGTGAAGCCTGCCTTATCTTGTTCTAGGGTATGCGAGCGAACATTTGAGTGTAGCCAACCCAACATGCGTTGAAAGACTGTAGCTTTAGGTTCAGTCCTAACTAACGCAACCGAACCCGCTTCGGCCCAAGGTGGTAAATTATTATCTGATTCTATTGAGCCTATAGGCTCAGTTAGGTTAGTACCTACTAAAGTTTCATTTACCTCCTTCATACTCGCTCCAACTCGGACCCCCCGTGGGAGGAACTAGAATATGAAATCTGTTGGAGAAGGAAAGCTACAGTATGCTGCTACTACTGCAAATACGAGATATTACAACATCGCAAAGGATTTGTCGATTTTGAATGCAAGGAATGAAGAGGTTACTGATCGTGAAGGTCACCTCTATGGATATTGGTGTAGAGTTTCTACATCTAGTACTGCTGATGATTTTCTAACATTAGCATCCATTCCTAACACTTGGAAGGTTCGAAATGCTGCTCGGAAATTCCATTTTGCTCGAGAACATATGTTCCGTGAAGCAGGTGTAACTAAGAAAGAAATGGGTAAGTATGGTCGTACTATTCGTCCTTATTTCTCTCAGGATCACCAATCTAGTGGTGATGAACCCCTCAGGTTGTTTAATGTAGGAACTGAGGCTGCTGTTGATGCTACTGGTGGTGAGTGGACTTACACTCAGCTAGCAGCTTCTCCAACATTGACTGATACCGAGAATCTTGAAGATTCTGATATTCCTGGTGTCGACAAGTTTACCCTTACTGTATTGGGTTCTCATCGTGTTCAGGCTACATCATCTGATGGTGTTAAGACTTGGACCTCTGTTGGTATGGTCCAAGCTTACAACCAGGATAGGATGGAAGAGATACCTGATGCTACTGCAGATACTTCTATTGTCTCTCCTAACAATCCTTTAGCTGCTCTTCGAAGTCAGACGATTATTTCTGGTGAGGTTACTGAGATAGCTGCTGATCAGGAGCTTGAGGCTCCTCCTTACGATATTGCTGATGCAGGTGATTCTACTCGAGCTGTTTGGGATTACATGCCTGTCTCTGCTAGTGGTCAGGCACAGCATCGTAATTGGGGTACTTTCTTTTTCCCAGCAGGTTTGATTGCTTTGAAATCCGGAGCTGCTAACTCGAATGCTCTTGAGATTGAAGTACTAGGAAAGGAACTTTGCAAAGATGTCGTTTGATACAGATCGCATTTGGGATTTTGTTCAGGACAATTTGCTTGCCTTCTTGGTAGGCTATACTTTGGCTACCGGAGAGCTTCATCTGATTATTGCTGATGTAGTGGGGTTGACTTAGTGCCTAAGCTTGTCATTCATCCCGATGATCTACCTGAGATTCCTAAGGCTGCTAAACAATGGCTTTTGGCTCAGGCTGTGAATCTAGTTACTCGATCTCCTCTTGGTACTGTAGCATTGGCTCAGTATCATATTCAACATTTCTTTTGGGATAAATTTGGTGTTCGTTTATATTCACCTACTGGGAGAGGTGGTTTTATTCCTGTCTATGATCGAGACCATCCATTTTGGATTCAAAGGTTTGGTGCACCTTTGGCTGCTTCCCCAACCCGCACCACTCCTCCTCAATCCGGCGGCAAGCGGGAGGCTCCGCAGCGGGCGTCTGGAGATGCGAAGCACCGCCGGGCTCACCAATGTCCTAAAGGACATTACTGGAGTTACACGAAAAAGCGTTGTTTGAAATCTAAGTATACTTCTTGAGCTCTTTTTTCGATTTCTAGCATTTCTTCAAATGTCATACTTTTTCCTCCTGTGTATATCTCCGAATGGTCTCATGTTGACACCCTCTGTGTCGCATTTGACCAGGTAACCTCTCAGATACCGAAGGACATCGTTGGCCTTTTTCGGTTGTCTGAAGTCTACTCGATGTCCCCACTGGGCGGCAATCTCCTTCATGGGTATCCTGCCATCTGATGTGGCAAGGATATGGAGGTGCCCGTTCATCTCGTAGTTTTGGGCTTGTCTAATGAAAGTCCCATCTTTTGCAAAGATTTTGTCGCCGGGATTATTACTGGTGTATTCATAGAACCAGTAACCTCCCGCAAATGTCTCT